AAAATAAAACTGATTTGTAATCAGTGGGTTGCAGGTTCAACTCCTGTCACCAGCTTCAAAAATAAACGCACGAACGATAAAAACAAATCGTCCGTGCGTTTTTCTTTTTGCTTGAAATACCTTAAAATCTCCTGAATGAATGTAACAATCTAACAAACAATCTAACAAATCAATACTTCATTTTTCGCATTTCCTGCAACAGATAATCCGGGTCATTGTGGGAGACGTACTTGTTGGCCGTGGTGGAGAAATTTTTGTGACCCAAGATGGCCTGTACGGCGGTCTTTTCCAGGCCGCACTCCACCATCTTGCTGCTGGCCGTGTGGCGCAGCGTATGCGGATGCACCCCCTCTATATGGCACTCCTGCATCAAGGCCCGAAACTTTGTAGCCACGTTGCGCTTGTCCAGCTTTGTACCGGCTTTGGACGGTATCAGCCACTCACAGCCGCTGTCAAGCATCCAAAAGGCAATAATTTTATAAATGGGGTCCAAAATAGGGATAATGCGGTTTTTGCCCGCCTCGGTCTTTTCGCCGCCCTGCATATACCGCTCTTTTAGATGCACATCGTCGCAGCGCATGGAGAGCAGCTCATCGATACGCATACCGGTGTAGAGCAGCACCATTGCGATTTGCGCTGTCTGCCCAAGCTTCGGGTCGTCTTGTCGGCTGCTTATTTGCTCTATCTCTTGAGCGGTCAAGGTGCGCTCTGCCTTGCCTGTAGCCGCTGGGAGCTGCAAGAGCATGGCATAGTTTTTGTTTATGATGTCCTGAGCCATCGCCCACTCGCAGATCTGGCTGAAAAGTGTGCGCTGCTTTTCGCAGGAGCTGCGGGAGAGGCCCTTTTCCACCATCTGGTCAATCACCTGTTGATAGTCTGCGGCTTTTAAGTCCCGGAGCTGTCGGTCATACAGCGGCGCAGCCTTTGCATAGGCCAGCTCATAACCCTTTTTCATGTCAGTGCTGAGCTTGTCAAATTTGGGCTGCGCTTTCCATTGGGCGTAGGCATCCGCAAAAGTGCATTTCAGACGCGCTGCGGGGGTGTTCTGGGCGTTGTAAGCGTCCAGCGCTTGTACTGCTTCACCCGGCGTCGCAAACGTCCCCAGAACGTCTCGCTTGGCTGTCAGGGCCACATACGGTTTTGACCTCGTCCCGCTCAACTTATATACACTGCCGCTGCCCTTTGGGCGGCGGCGCTTTTTTCTTTGCTGCGGGGCGGCTTCGGGCTGCTTCTTGCCGCAGTAGGGGCAAAAAGATGCGTCGTCCGGGATTTCCCGACGGCAGCAAGCGCGAATGCACTTCAAAGCTCTTCACCTCGCTTTGCGGTATAGTCGGCCTCGCCGCTCTTCGCGGCCTCTTTTCCCGCCTGGTATGCCGACTGCAGCAGACTCACCGGAGGCTGGACTTCCCACGGGATCGGGTCTGTTCCTGTAGCCACGGCAAACCCGTAATTGTCCAGTATTTGGCCGCAGACGGATACCTTGTTTTGCAAGGGAGTATGCAGATTCGCGCACACCTCAGCAAACACCGCCGGTGGATAGCTGCCATGTCGGCCCAAAAGGATAAACAGCACCATCTCTTTTACAATTCGCGGCGCTGTGCGAAAGTATTCTGTAAGCGCCTCATCCAGCTCTTCGTCTGATTTGCGCTGTACGGGCTCTTTATAAAGTTCTGGGTGCAGCATTTCTTGCATGGCGGGGAGCGGAGAAGTCCCGCAAGCCTCGAACCAGTCCATTATCTTGTCAGCTGGTGGGCTGGACGCCCCGCACTCCCAGCTCTGGATCGTAGCCTTTCCCTTGTTGATCCGGCGGGCCATGTCGACTTGGCTCAAGCCTGCCGCGACTCTGGCCCGCGCCAATGCGACACCAAGCTTTTCCGCAGTAAAGTAGCTCATCAATTATAACCTCACAAATTTCCATGCCATAAAAACAAAAAGTGACATGGGAAAAACCCATGCCACTCGACAGAGCGGAAGTCCTTCAAGTTTTCCCATAAAATGGTAAAATCTAAAACAAGTTGGACAAATTGAACAAAAACAGAGGTGAAATAAAATGGATTTCGAGCAAAGAAACGGTAAAGAAAACAAAATGACCATCATTGACGGGATGCCTGCCACCATTTTGACCGGCACGGCCCGAACACCTGAACCTTGGGAGGACTAAAGATGGACAAGATGAAGCTGTTTTGCACCCACATCCGCGCCGCGCTGGCCTGCTATGAGGATATGCCGCCCGAGGGACAGGCTCGGGCTCGACTTTTTGTGATCCGCAAGTCCGGGGATCTCCGGCAGCTCAAGGCTGCAGCAGACGCACCCGGTGGGGAGCTTGCCGCTGAACTGTTGCAAAAAATGCAACAACCTTGCAACCACGGATAGCAACGTGCATATTTTGCACGTTGTTCGCGCAAAACGCGCGTATTTAGCAAAAAGTCAGCGTAAATTTCAACGATTCAGCGCAAATACTAAATTTTTCGCGCATTTTTGAGCGATTAAACGCGCTTGACGCATTACAATCAACGGTTGTATAATGCGGTTGTGAATAAGTTACAAGCCCAATAGCTGAGCTTTCTTGGCGTTGTACTCTGCCTCCGTAACAGCTCCCATATCCAGCAACCGCTTAAACTTCAAAAGCTCATCGGCGGCGCTTGTGGCAACCGGAGCGGGATCCTGCGGCTTCTCCTGGCTGGCTTTGCAGCTCTTGAGAAACGCAGTCATCCCGCCGGGGTAAACCATTGTCGGCAAGCTGCTTTCGCCCAGTGGAAGCGCAAAGCGGATAGACACGCTCTCTTTACTGCGACCCTTGCGGGTCTCTGTTTTAGCGGTGGCGGCGCCCACGATCGCACCCACAGGACCAGCAACAGCTGCACCGATCACGGCACGGCCAATACCGCCCTTTGTCTCTGTCACCGTCAGATCGTCAGGCGCGTCAGATTCATAACCGGCGACTTCATCAAAGCTGTAGATTATGCGAGGGCCTTTATCGCCGCTGCGGTGTCCAATGCAAAACAGCCGGTTTGGTTTGTCAATCGACACAAAGAGCGCGTCACCATCATAGATGGAATCGGTTTCTTTGAACACCTTCCGACGCTGTTCCAGTGTAGCCCAGTAGTCCGCAAGGGCAGATGTCGGTTGCTTTGCGGCTCGGAAGCCCAGTTTTGAGTAAAAGAAGTTGCTGCATCCGGCGCAGATCAGACCGTCGGCGCTCTTTTCGCGGTTGAGTAATCCCAGCTTGCCACCGCAGACAGGACAGGCATTTGCCATAATAAGCACCTCACATATACAAAAAATAGGCAGCCAACCAGCTGCCGGAAAACTAAGTTATCAAAGAAAATGCCAAAGGAGGAAAACAAAGTGGAAGAAAATAGCACAAAATTGATGAAAGACACCCCGGAATGTGTTATACTTGAGAAAATCAAGCTTGCACTTTCCCTTGGCATCGACGTGGATAAACTCTTAAAGGAGGCAATGCAAAATGTCGAGTAATGTTCTTCTTTTCATCATCGCCGTGTTTGTTATCGCGATGTTTGCGATTCTCGCTTACGAGTTCCTTGATCTCAATGATTTTGCACTTTTTCAGTCTAATCCCAAACAAGAGCCGGAGCAAAAGTGCGTCGGCATCCCTTTAGAGTACCTTAAAACAGAAGTTACTTATAAAGGTGTTACCCTTGCAGACCTTATGGAGCTGTGCCCTGATACGCATTTCCATATCAAAGACGGTCTTGGCGGATACCTTTCCATTACACTCGGCAGCAAAGAAGCAAGAGCACCGCGCAAATACAGATCTGTATACGTTACCAGCCTTGACCCTTGCTCCTATGAGCTGGAAGTTTCAGACTCTTCGCTCCTTTGAGTCACCAAAAGCGTCAATAACGTACTCACAACAGCAGAGATCACCGCAATGGCAGCGCTTTGAAAGAACTGTCTGCGGCTGATTCTCTGCTTTCTTTGTTGGTCAACAAAATAAGTTTTTCCTTTATCCGTCAGCCTAACAACAGCGGGATTGTTTTCTCCTATGCGAACACTTGGTTCAATACCTTCTACTTTTACATATCCATCAGCACGAAGAATCGACAAAACCGAGTCAACATTTTCTTCTCCTACGACCCGATTTAAGTACGCCTTTCCTAAATAACCATTACGATTTTTACTTTCATAATAATCATAAATGGCTTTGATGGCCTTTTCTTCCTGTTTTAGATTAGCCATTCCCGTTACCATCCATCATGTTTAAGGCTGCATCAATGGAAATGTCCAGCGAGTTTAGAAAAGCTTCCTGCTGTTTTGTCGGCAACTTTCTCAGCTTATCTAATATAGTATAAGCTTTTGCTTTCACATCTGCATCCAGCTCACTCTCTTCACTGGGAGTGGGCTTTTCTTTTTGCTCTTCGCCGGTCAACTCCTCAACCGTGACACCTAGCGCATTGGCTACTGGCACTAGCATTTCATCCGGGAAGTCACGTCCGCTTACTAGCATTTGCGAAATATAGCCACGGCTCTTTCCAATCTCTCGGCATACAAAAGAAACGTTGATCCCTTTTTCAGTAGCGATTTTTTTAGCTCTCTCCACATTTCGCATAGAAAAGACCTCGCTATTCTGTGAAAATAGCCAAATGTTCACTAAATTGCAGATTAGCTATTGCAAAATAGCCACTTGGCTAGTATAATACTAAGCACAGGGCAAACAAAACCAAAGCCCCTGACAATATTATATCGGGCAGACGCTAGATTTTATTCACTTTGTACCTCGCAACTACATAGTAGCATATTTTCTAGTGATTTTCAAGCCCGGAAAGGAGAATTGCTAGTGAATGTATCAAAAATCGACCAGTTTTGCAAGCTGCACGGGCTGAGCCGCACCGATCTGGAGGCGGCGGCAGGCCTGAGCAACGGCGCAATCGGGAAGTGGGAACGCTCGATTTACGGCCCCAGTATCTCGCAGCTGCTCAAGCTCGCAAAGTATTTCAAGGTCACACTGAACGAGCTTGTGGTCTACGATGAGGAAGGAAAAGAAAAGGAGAATACAAGTGCCTGATTTTGAAACCTTTTTGCTTGCGCTTGCATCGATTGCGCTCATTGTCGTTGCTTTTGGCTTTTCGTGGGCAATTATATCTGGCCTCTGGTGGCTCATTTGTCACTTTGTCGGATGGCAGTTCACCTTCGGTGTGGCCACCGCAATCTGGATTGTGGCGATGCTCCTGAAATGGGTGACAAGCCATGATTAAGCCTGAACCGTGGACTGGCCGTCTGATTGGCCGAATGCACAACAACCAGATTACAGTAGACGACGTAGCAAAGCATCTTGGATTTTCGAGAAGCTACTGTTCACTGATTTTGAACAGCAAGCGCAACCCTCCCGGCATTCGGGAAAAGATGGAAACTGCCGTCAGCGAGATCATCAAGGAAAAGGAGGACAAAACGGCATGAGCGAATTAAACAATCTCATCCCCGTTAGCTACGAAAACCCGGAGCGCCCCACGGTGAGTGGCCGGGAGCTGCACGAGTTTTTGCAGGTCAAGACGGCCTATAAGGACTGGTTTCCCCGCATGGTGGAGTACGGCTTCACCGAGGGTGAGGATTTCAACCCGCTCAAAATTGAGCGGGTTCAGGACGAGGGCGGGCGCAAAGTCAGCCGAACACTCGATGACCACCAACTCACCATCCCAATGGCCAAAGAGCTCTGCATGATCCAGCGCAACGAGCGTGGCAAGCAGGCCCGGCAGTATTTCTTGGCCGTGGAGGCGCAGTGGAACAGCCCGGAAGCGGTCATGCGCCGTGCGGTGCTTATTGCAGACCGCAAAGTGAAAGAGCTGCAAAGCGTGAACCGCAGCCTGCTGGCCGAGAACAACGACCTGAAGCCGGATGCAGAGTATGCCCGGGCGGTGTGCGTGGGCAAGAACTGCCGCACCACTACCACCCTTGCCAAGGATTACGGCCTGAGCGCCGAGAAACTCAACAGAATCCTTCACGGCCTGAAGATCCAGTACAAGACCAGCGACGGCCAGTGGGTGCTATACGCCAAGTATTGCGGCAAGGGCTACACCCAAAACCGAAAATCCACGCCGTTCCAGCACAAGAGCACCGGCGAGTGGGACACCAAGAACACCACCGTATGGACGGAAGCGGGTCAGCGGTTTATCTATGAGCAGCTCAAGGCCGTGGGAATGCTGCCCAGCGTGGAGCGCAGGCAAAGCGTGGAGCAGATGGAGCTTGCTGCCCAGCAGCACAACCAGGACGGCGTGGCGTAAACAATATATTTTGGAGGTTACTATTATGAAAAAGCTGCATGTGAAAGCTACGTTTATTGAGCCGGTGCTGGGCACATGGCCCGCAAACCCCAATGTGGCCCGCGAGTTTATCGCCAGCAAGTCGCCGGATGCTGCCACCATCGAGGATGAAGTGGCAGCTCTTGGCCCCGATGCGGTAGCTGACAAGGGCATGACTGTTTTCCCGCGTGACCCAGACGGCAATCCGATCTTTTACGATTACCAGATCAAAGGCATGTTTAAGGATGCTTGCGGTATGCTTTCCCGCATCGGTGGCAAGACCGAAACTGGCAAGAAGAAGGCCGTGAACGAAAGCGGCAAGCTGACTGCTTACAAGAAGGTCATTGACGGCCTGATCTTCGTTTCACCCCGGATGATTCCCATTGACATAAACGGAACGATTGGCGAATGCCAGCGCCCGCTCCGCGCACAGACCGCACAGGGCGAGCGCGTCAGTCTTGCCAACAGCGAGCAGATTCCCGCTGGTTCGACCTGCGAGTTTGACGTAATCCTCCTTGACGACAGCCACGAAAAGGTTGTGCGTGAGTGGCTGGATTACGGCATCCTGCGCGGCATCGGCCAGTGGCGCAACAGCGGAAAGGGCCGCTTTACCTACATCGCTTATGAGGTGAAGGCCTGAGAGCAAGGGCATGGCATTGACGGCCCTGATTCGCGGAGGCAAGGCCTGGCTTGGCGAAGCAAGGCGCAGAATTGCAACGGAAAAGCTCTGCATTGAGTTGCAAAGGCAGAGCAAGGACGAGAGGCGCATGGCAACGGCTATGAGGTGAACTGCTGTGCAGTGGCAGAGCACAGCGGAGCGAGGCCGAGCAGCGGCACTGAGAAGCACAGACAGGCAAGGCGAAGGCAGAGCAGAACATGGCGACGCGAAGGAATGGCAGAGAAAAGCGCTGATGTGATTTGCGAAGGAAAAGTGGTGCACCGTAACGATTCGCTGCGGCAAGGTTTTGCTTCGGATGCATTGGCATGGCAGCGCGACACACTGCGACGGCACAGCAAAGAGAAGAGATTTTATTAAACATTTTATTAAAAGGAGAAACGAGCATGAAAAAAATTATTGTTGGTGTAGCGTCCGTATTGGCAAGCGCTTTGCTGATGGCCGGATGCAATAAGCAGGTTATTGACCTGACCTATGAATACAGCTGGGCACAGCTTAAAATGCCAGATGGAACGATTGTCGAGGGGAGATTAAACAGTTGGGACGATTACGAGGGCGACCAGCTGCAAGTGAAGATTGACGGCGTGACCTATCTGGTTCATTCGTCCAATGTTGTGCTGAGACATTGATAGAAAGGAGAACGCCATGCAGAAGCCGAGTCTTACGATAGGCGAATGCGTCCAGATCCTTCGGGACAACAACATCTCAAAGACCGAAAAGGTCTTGGGAGCACAGATCCAGGCGGGGCTGTTTACCAGCTGGGCGATTCCTTCCGTAGGAACAAAAGAGCCCTGCCCGGACATCTCCCGCGCCGGTTTTATGGCGTGGGTGAAGGACTTTTACAAACTCGAAAAGGTTTATACAAAGGAGGAACCAAGAGAATGAGACTCAAATCGTTCGCCGCCGCCGGCACGGTAGGTCTGCTGGCTATTATCGGCGCGGTGCAGGCGGTGCGTTGGGCCTGCTCCTGGCTGGCCGTTGCACTGGTTTGCTGGGGCGGCTGGGACATCGCCGAGGCTGCGTATGCCGCGCCTTGGATTATTGTTGCATCTACTGCCGGGCTGGCGATGTCGTTTTATGGGATGTATGAGGACAACAAACGGTATAAGCGCAGCGGTTACAGCAAAATCGTCCGCAACCATGCCCGGAACCCGGAGTATCCGCAGGATGAGGAGAAGGGCGCATGAAGCTGGAAGAGCTGATTCGGCAGCAGGCCGAAGAGCACCTTAAAACAGCCACACGGCTTGCAACGGAGTCCGCGCTCACGGGAGACATCTGGCTACGGGTCATCTGCCGGGAAAAATCAGAGGTCTATAGCGCGGCAGCAGATGGGCTGCTCACAGCCCTCCACGATGCGGAGGACGTCGCGCATGGCTGATTACATCCACTATGTCACATGGTACACCGTGTACAGCGCCAAGACCGGCGAGGTAGTGGCCGCGGGAACGTCCGCCATGTGCGCTGCGAAGCTTGGATACAAGACCGCCAACAGCTTTGTGTCTTCCGTTGGACACCGACGCCATGAAAAAAAGCATCCGCACAAGTACATTTTTGAGCAGGAGCGCATTGATCGTGCGGAGGTCGACTGTCTCCCTCCGCTTCGCCGTTACTGCAAAAAGACGAAAAGGGAACAGGAATATGAACGGTAGATATATGCGAGCCGCAGAGATTCGCTGGCATAATCGTCAGCCGGAGCGGCTGCGGCACATCCACCAGAAGAAGGAGAAGAAAAAGGTGAGCACGGTACAGATCTTTGACGCGGATTTGCGTTTTGTCAACGAAATCCCCATGCCGAACACGCTGGCGGGCATCCAGTACGCCGACCAGCTGGCAGCAGAAAAGCCGGGCCGTCTGTACGTCGTTATGGACGAGCACCGGCAGAAGGTTTACCAGAGGTGACGTACATGACTTTAGAGCAAAAGGAACGCCGCAAAGCGGTTCTGCGGTATGCAGTCAGCGTCCCTGAATGGAATCTTGCGCTCAAGCATCGGGCAGCAACAGAGCTTACGAAATGCGCAAGCCTCTTGATGAGCGTAAGCCAGATGATGCTTGCTACCGACGCGGAAGACCGTTTTTATCCGGACAGATTAGATTATGGAATGTCTCCGACGGGATATGCAAAAGCCATTTCGGATGCAGAGTACAGCCTCGGCGCAGCCGCTTCGGCGCTGGAAACCGTAGTTGCTTTGGCAGATGAGTCAAACGCCTTCCCGCTTATCAGCTCCACCCAGACCGGCGGGTTAGATGACGCGATGGGAAACATTGAGGCGGCCTACAATTCTGGTCTTGGGTGGCTGGCAGATCTGTGCCGGGTACACGGGATGGATGAGGTGACATACAATCATGGATAAAATGACCATTTACGAGCAGTGCCGGGAAGTCCCAAAAGACGCCCAGAAGCCTATCGCAGCGGGCCGCCTGAAGGGCAAGACCGACATTAACCCCATGTGGCGCATCAAGAAGCTGACTGAGCTTTTTGGCCCGGCTGGTACGGGCTGGAAGTTCGACCCGCCGGTGTTCGAGGAAAAGACCGGAGCAAAGGGCGAAGTTGTCGTGCAGTGCTTTACGAATTTGTACGTCAGGCAGGATGATGGGGAAGCGTGGAGCGCCCCCATCCCCGGAGTGGGCGGCTCTATGCTGATTGCGTTGGAGTCAACGGGGCTCCGAACGGATGATGACGCTTACAAAAAAGCGTATACGGATGCACAGAGCGTGGCCTGCAAGGCGCTTGGAATCGGCGCGAATGTGTACTGGAAAGATGAATCCACCCCGCCTCCGGCCACTCCCGCCCCGGTGTGCGCCTGCTGCGGAAAGAAAATCATCGGCATCAAAACCAAGGACGGAAAAAAGATGACTGCTGAGCAGGCAGCGGAACGAAGCAAGGCAAAATATGGGCGTATACTCTGCGTAGAATGCGCAAAGAAACAGCCGAAAGAAGATGGAGGAATGTCTCATGCTTAACATCGTAGCATTGATGGGTCGTCTGGTCTACGACCCGGAGCTCAAGACCACCCAGAACGGCACCAACGTGTGCAGCTTCCGCATCGCGGTTGACCGCAGCTTTGCCCGGCAGGGCGAAGAGCGCAAGGCCGATTTTATCGACGTCACCGCATGGCGGCAGACCGCCGAGTTCGTCTGTAAGTATTTCCAGAAGGGCAGCATGATCGCAGTCGAAGGCAGCTTGCAGACCCGTCAGTACCAGGACAAGAACGGCAACAACCGCACGGCTACCGAGGTTCTTGCGTCGCAGGTGAGCTTTTGCGGCGGAAAGGCCGCAGAGAAGCCCGCTGTGCGCGATTTCGACCAGCAGACGGAAAATCATGTGCGCGAAGCAAACGCCGCTTACAGCACATCGCAGAAGCCTCAGAGCGTACCGGAGTATTCGCAGGGCAGCGCAGACGACTTTTCAGTCATCGACGACTCGGAGGACTTGCCGTTCTAAGCCGAGAGCTGCGCTATCGGGCTATACGGGCGCGCAAAGGAGGTGATTGAGTGGCACAGGACGATAAAAAGTCATTTGTGGCGTATCTGAGCTGGTTCGATGCGCTGGAAGAATACTCCGACGCAGAGGTTGGGCAGTTGATGCGAGCTCTTGCACGGTATGCCAAAACCGGAGAAGAGCCTGAATTTTCAGACCGTGGGATGCGGGGCAACTGGAAATTTATGTGCAGCGACGTAAAACGGGCGTCTGAAAAATGGGATGAAACCCGCAAGAAACGCAGCAACGCCGGAAAACGCGGTATGGCAAAGCGCTGGGGAAAGCCTGACGACATAACAAAAATAACAAACGATAACAATGTTAATGACGACATAACAAAAATAACTGTAGATGTAGATGTAAATGGAGATGTAGATGTAGATGGGGATGTAGATGTTGTAAAGCGCGATAACACCGCCGCCGTTGATATGGAGTTATCAAAAATCGTCCAGCATTACCAGCGGGCTATCGGCGACTTCCCGCGTTCGGCGCTGGAAAAACTGCAAAAATGGCGGCAGGAGTACAGCACGGAAATGATTTTGCTGGCGATCGACAAGGCCGCAGAGGCTGGGAAACGCTCGTGGAACTACATCAACGGCATCCTGTCTGGCTGGCAGCGGGACAGGATACGCACCCCGGGGGACGTGGCAGCGAATGAGCAGCGCCGACAAGATCAGCCTCGCGGGAAACAAGCCACAGAAAGCACCGCAGAAGCATACGCAAATATTTTCAAGGGGGTGAAACCGTGACAGTGGAGATGATGACAAAGCTCCTTGCGGACGCTGAAGCCTATTTTGGACGGCCTCAGACCGCAGAGAACCGCGCAAGTATCGCGGAGATCTGGGCGAACTCATCGCTCAAGGATGTGCCGGATAAGATGGCCTATAAGACATTCCACGAGGTGATTTCGGAGTGCAGCTGGCAGAGCCAGCTGCTCCCGGCGTGGAAAAAGGCCGTCGAAAAGGCCCAGGGTGAGCAGATGCTGGCGAAGCACTGCCTTGCTGCCCGCACCCGGATGCTCAAGTCCAGGAAAGAAAGAAAGCTTCTTGGGCAGGCAAACCAGAACGGAGGACGAAATGCCTAGATACAAAGTCATCGTAGAGTGCAGCGGCCCGCACGGGAACGCGGCGCTTACATACCGCATCAACGCCGCGAGTCAGTTTGCGGCAGAGTTCCGGGCCTGTCAGCTGGCGGGCGACCATTACCCCGAATATCGGGACATCAAACCGGTGAGAACGGAGGTGCTGAAAAATGACGATGACGCCGTGTAAAGACTGCCCCGCACGGCACCCGGTATGCCACGACAGCTGCCTCAAGTACGCCGAGTTCAAGCGCCAACGCGGCGCAGAAGCCGCTTACACCCGAGAGATGCTGGACACAGGCAAGGTCTACCACTACGACCACGAAGACCGCCACCGGGAACGAGGCCGCAAGAAGTACATGGGAGCGAACGGAGGAGCGGACAGATGAAAGTGCTTATCGCCTGCGAAGAATCGCAGGAAGTTTGCAAGGCATTTCGGGCAAAAGGTCACGAAGCCTACTCCTGCGATATTCAGGAGCCGTCCGGCGGACATCCTGAGTGGCACATTCTCGGGGATGCGCTCAAGGCCATTGAGGGTGGGCAAATCGTAACGATGGACGGCGTGGCGCATGAAGTCGGAAAGTGGGATTTGCTCATTGCACACCCGCCCTGCACACACCTGGCTGTTTCTGGTGCGCGGTGGTTCACGGAGGGAAAAAAACCACTCAGCTTACGATATGAAGCTGCTGCGTTTTTTATGAAATTTGTAGAAGCGAATATCCCGCAAATCGCAGTAGAAAACCCCGTGTGCGTGATGTCTACGCTATACCGAAAGCCGGATCAAGTTATTAATCCCTGGCAATTTGGACACCCGGAGCAAAAGAGAACCTGCTTGTGGCTTAAAAATCTTTCCATCTTGGAAGAAACTGATAATGTGTACGACTACATGACGACGTTACCGCCGAAACTGCGAGAAAAGAATCATTGGATGGGAAGCGGCCACGCAAAGGAACGGAGCAAAACTTTTCCAGGCATTGCAAAAGCAATGGCTGAACAGTGGGGTGAGCTATGATGCACCTGACCCTCTACGGCGACCCGCGCACCAAGAAAAACTCTGCCCGCATCCTCAAAAGCCGCTCAGGCGGGCGCTTCGTGGCCCCTAGCAAAGCCTACGTGAATTATGAGACGGACTGCCTGCGGCAAATTAAAAGGCCGCGCAGCCCCATCTCTGCCCGTGTAAACGTGCGGTGCGTATACTACATGAAGACAGCCCGCCGGGTCGATCTGGCAAACCTCATCGAGGCGACCACGGACATTCTGGTAAAAGCCCACGTGCTGGAAGACGACAACAGCAAGATCGTCGCCGCCCACGATGGCAGCCGGGTGGAGCTTGACCGGAAAAACCCGAGGGCGGAAATCGAGATTGAAGAAATGGAGGACAATACATGATGTTTGTGTTAAACAAATGCTATAACATGGACTGCATGGAAGCAATGAAAGAGTTCCGGGACGATTTCTTTGATCTTGCTGTGGTAGACCCGCCGTATTTTTCGGGGCCTGAACGCAGAGGATTCTACGGGTCAAAAATCAGCAAGATTGGAGTACATCGTGGCTATCCGGTTTCGCCGGAATGGACGAAGCCGGGAAAGGAATACTTCGACGAGCTGCGCCGGGTAAGCCGACACTACATTGTATGGGGCTGCAACTACTTCGATTATAGTTTTGCATCCGGTCGGATCGTGTGGGACAAGTGCAATGGAAAATCGAGTTTCTCAGACTGTGAGATCGCAGCGACGGATTTGTTCTCTAGTGTTCGGCTGTTTCGGTATATGTGGTCTGGAATGATGCAAGGTAAGAGCATCACAGAAGGACATATCATGCAGGGCAATAAAAGCCTGAACGAGAAAAGAATCCATCCAACACAGAAACCAGTTGCGCTGTATGATTGGATCTTCAACTACGCAAAGCCTGGACAAAAGGTGCTAGATACTCACCTTGGCAGCGGAAGTAGCAGAATTGCCGCTTATGAAGCCGGAATTGACTTTATCGGGTTTGAAATTGACAGTTCCTATTTTCACATGGAAGAAGAGAGGTTTGCGGAGCACACAAGTCAAATGAGCCTACTACACATTGAGGAGGGAAAGTGATGATCCGTACATGGACACCTGAGAGCGAGACGCCGACACCACCGGGCGCGGTGGATTACCGCACCGTCAAGGCGTGGTTTCAGCAGTGCCGCGACCTTGCGGCAGCTATCGAAGTCCAAAAGCAAAAAATACAGCGCATCCGGGACGCGGCAGAAAAATGCACCCAGAGCCTGAGCGGGATGCCTGCGGGTGGTGGCAATGGGGACAAGGTGGGCTTCGCCGTAGAGCAGCTGGACACCGAACGCCGACAGCTTCAGAGGATGGAGACGGACCTGTGCAATCTGCGTGTCGAGGCCACCCGGCGGGCATACTGCCTGATAGCCGAGCCGGAATGTGCCGAATCGATTTGCGAGCACTATGTCATAGGAAAATCTCACAAGGAAATCGCAAAAGAAGTCGGCGTGTGCGGGGCAGATGTGGTCTACCGGCGAATCAAACGCGGATGTATGGCCCTGGCCGAGATATGGGACGAGTTTTCTGACGTGCAAAGTGTACAACATGCACAAGAAAACACAGCGTGATTTTGGAAGGGGTCAGCTCTTTTCAAGTCTGCAAGCTTGGATGTAAAATTCTAATAAGCGGTTCAGCGCTAAGCGGTAGCCGCTTGCCACGCAGCCTCCAGAACGGTCCTTCCTTGTGATAGGTTTTCATGCTTTCCTGTTCTCCTTCACCGTTTTGCGGGCTGCTTCTATGCGAGGTTTGGGAAGCCACATAACGGGGCTGGCAGTTTTGTGGAACGGTTCGACTCCGTAACCTCGCACCGTATGGCGCATGGACTCATCCCCCACAAAGCTGCACGCTTAACCTCCCGTGCCACGAGAGAAAGCTTTGAATCCCCGAGGGTGTGGGTAGACTTCCCGACGGGATGTGCGTCAAACAACAGCCCTGGTTCTCCGCCAGGGCTGTTTTATATGGCTGCCTGAGCGCAGTACGGAGCGCGTGTCAGCTGAGATATTGCTGGCTGGTTCGAGTCCAAGGGCGGTGTTTTATACTCCGGTAGCTCAAGTGGTAGAGCGGCGGTCTCCAAAACCGCATGTTGCAGGTTCGAGTCCTGCCGGGAGTGCTTGCATGATCTGACGAGAGCGGGGAGTGCAATAGCGGGGCATCCGGCCGCGAAAGTTCTGGACGCAGAGGCTTTAAACCCGACAAGCAAGGCCTCTTATTTTGATATTCTGACTGTTCGGATTTTCCGGGCGGTTTTTCTTTTGTCTGAGTTTAGAGAGGTGGTGGCGGTGGGCGCACGGCGGCTGACAGATAAGCAAAAAAAGAAGATCGTTGCGGACTATGTGCAGCTCCAGAGCTACCGTGCAACCGCAAAGCTGAATGATGTTTCAGACGCGACCGTTAAGAAAGTCGTAAAGGAAGACCCGGAGAGTGCGCACTTGTGCGCACAAAAAAAGCGGGAAAACTCGAAGGACATGCTTTCTTACATGGAGAGCAAGCAAGGAGAAGCACAAGAGCTTCTCGGGCTGTACCTGAAGGCGATGGCTGACCCAGACAAGATCGCGGAAGCAACACTGCCACAGCTGTCCACGGCGTTCGGCACCATCGTGGACAAGTTTGCTATGCTGGGAGACCAGAGCGGCATAGAAGTCCCGGACGATGGCCTGCTTGAGGCACTGAACGCCGCCGCAGACCTCAGCCCCCCGGATGACGTGGAAATGCTGCCGGAGGAAGAGAACGACGATGCGGAAAAGTAACGGCTTTCGCTGGAAAGCCCTCAGCCAGCGGCAAAAGCAGGTCCTGAGCTGGTGGACACCGCAGAGCGCATACAGCGGTTACAACGGCATCATTGCCGATGGCGCTATCCGCTCGGGCAAGACCTTTGCCATGAGCTTTTCGTTCGTCCAGTGGGCTATGACCTGCTACAGCGGCCAGCAGTTTGCCATGTGTGGAAAGACCATCGCCAGTTTCCGGCGCAACGTGCTGGGCACACTCAAGCAGCAGCTTGCGGCCCGTGGCTACAACGTCAAGGAGCACCGGGCAGAAAACTGCATGACCGTCAGCAAGGGCGGCAGAACCAACGAGTTTTACTTTTTTGGCGGCAAGGACGAGAGCAGCCAGGACCTGATCCAGGGCATCACCCTTGCCGGGGCGTTCTTCGACGAGGTGGCCCTGATGCCGCAGAGCTTCGTCAACCAGGCCACGGCCCGATGCTCTGTCACCGGGTCAAAGTTCTGGTTTAACTGCAACCCGGGCAGCCCACAGCACTGGTTCTATCTGGAGTGGGTGCGCAAGTGCCGTTCCCGCAAGATGATGTATCTCCATTTCACGATGGACGACAACCTGTCACTTTCCGAGGACATCAAGGCCAGATACCGCAGCCAGTACAGCGGCGTTTTCTATCAGCGCTACATTCTGGGCCTGTGGACGGTGGCCGAGGGCCTTGTATATGACATGTTCGACCGCAAGAAGCACGTTGTTGATGTGCTTCCTGCGCTGTCTCCAAAGAGCGCTTATGTGGCTTGCGACTTTGGCACCCAGAACGCAACGGTGTTCCTGCTGATCCAAAAACAGGCAGATGTAGACCGCTGGATTGTCACCCGGGAGTATTACTACAGCGGGCGAGAGCAGAAGCGGCAAAAGACCGTGGGAGAGTACGTCGCAGATCTCAAAGCGTGGCTGGATGGCCTGAAACCGGAGCGGGTCATCGTTGACCCCTCTGCCCTACCCCTGATTACAGAGCTGCGCAAGAACGGCTTTACCCAGACTCCCGCAAACAACGACGTTCTGAGCGGCATTCTGGACGTGCAGACCATGCTGCAGGCCGGGCGGCTGAAGATATACAAAGACTGCAGGCACACGCTGGAAGAGTTCGGCGTGTACGCTTGGGATCCAGATAAAGACGACACCGTGCTGAAGGTCAACGACCACTGCATGGACGCTATCCGCTATTTCGTGCGCACAAAGCGCCTTGTGAAACTGAGGGATTGATTTTGAGCACTGTATACACATTCCAGACCTTCCAGCAGGCGCAAGCCGCCGGGGAACAGCCTGATTTCATCCGGCGGTTCGTGCAGCAGCACTGCAGTTCCGGACCTTACAGAATGGCGCTGGACGCTGATCTGTACGGCGCCCAGAAAAACCCGGGGGCTGAACGCTTCGCGCAGGCTTACGCTTTGATGCTGAAACGCCTGTCCAAAAACACCAAGCAGGACACCCCACACCCCGATATGGTCAAGAGCAATCTTTTCCGGCGGCTCAACAAGCAGCGGGCGACCTACTCCCTCGGAAACGGCGTGGTCTTTGCGGACGATGGCGTGGACAAGGGCAAGCTTGGGCAGAACTTTGATGAGCAGATCCAGAAGGCCGGATATTTCGCCCTGATCCACGGTGAGAGCTTCGGGTTCTGGAACAACGACCATCTGGTGGTTTTCAAGCTGACCGAGTTTGCGCCCCTGTACGATGAGACCATCGGCTCCATGCGAGCCGGGGTGCGGTTCTGGCGGCTGAATCCTGACACGGATATGCACTATGTCCTGTACGAAGAGGACGGCTACACCGAGTACACGGAAAGCAGGATCGGCAGTACCATGCAGGAGACGACCCCGAAGCAGGCGTACAAGAGCGTGACCGTCTCTACCCCCGGCGGCGGGCTGGAAAGCGTGGAGGGCGAAAACTACGGTGCTCTTCCCATTGTGCCGCTGTGGGGCTCCGACCTGCACCAGAGCACCCTTGTGGGGCTGAAAGCCTACATTGACAACACCGATCTGGTGATGTCCGGCTTCTGCAATGACCTGCATGACTTTTCAGAGATCTACTGGCTGTGCGAGAACTTCAACGGCATGACCGATGACGAGCTGCAGGAGTTCCTTGTCAAGCTGAATCTGTACCACATTGCAGGCGCAGACACCAGCCAGGGCGGCAAGATCACCCCCTACACCACCGAGATTCCTGTAGCGGCCCGGGAGACTCTGCTGGAGCTGCTCCACACCCGGGTCTATGAGGACTTCGGCGGTCTGGATGTGCATTGCGTCAGCGCAAACAGCACCAACGACCATCTGGATGCAGCCTATGAACCCATGAATCAGAACGCAGACGACTTCGAGGCCCAGATTAAGCCTTTTGTTCGTCAGATCTGTGCGCTGGCTGGCTTTGGCAGCGCAACGCCGACATTCAACCGGAGCCGGATCGTAAACACCGCAGAGCAGGTCAGCACAGTAATCTCCGAGGCGGCGATCATTGGGCAGGACATGGCCATTGACCTACTGCCAAACCTGACCCCGGAGCAGAAAGAAAAGGCCCGGGCTGCGCTGATGGCTGAGAGCGCAACAAGGGAGGCCGTGGACAAAGAGGAGGACGAAGACGGTGATGAAACGTGATTTCCGACCGTGACCGCATTTCCACCCGGCAGCTGAACAGGCTGCGCCGCCGCATTTTGCGGGTATACGGCACTGCCCGCCGGGAGATGACCGAGCAGCTTACAGAGTTTCTTACAAAATATAAGCAACTGGACGAACGCAAGCGGGCGCAGCTGGATGCAGGCGAGATCACCGAGGAAGACTATCGCATCTGGCTGCAAAATCAGGTTTTTCAATCCGATTTGATGCGGGCCAAGCTGGACGGAATCACCAAGACCTGCACCACAGCCCAAGAGACGGCCTACAAGCTGGCCCGGGACGAGCAATACAACATCTTTTCCTTTGGCGCAAACTGGGCTTTCTACGAGCTGGAACAGGCCGCAGGCATGACGTTCGGGCTGACCCTGTACAACACCGAAGCGGTGCGGCTACTTTTGCAGGAGCGCCCCCGGCTTGTGCCAAACAAGCGTATCAAAAGCGAGAGCAACCGCACCTATGACGCTCGGGTGTTCAATCGCTACGTCATGCAGGGCATCGTGCAGGGCAAGAGCGTCCACGACATCGCCGTGCAGGCCGTCAACGGCATGGCTGATACAGAGATCCACTGGGCCATGAACAACGCCATCACAGCTCTTACCAGTGCCCAGAACGCCGGGGCTTTGCAGCAGATGCACAACGCCCAGGCTTTGGGCATCGAGGTCAAAAAGCGCTGGAACTCCACCCACGACTACCGCACCCGTGAGATGCACCGCCTGCTTGACCAGCAGACAGCAGAGCTTGACGAGCCTTTCAAGGTCATGGGCTACGAGATTCAGCGCCCCGGCGACCCCAACGCAGCGCCGGAGATGGTCTACCACTGCCGCTGTGTGCTGTCCTCTGCTCTGGGCAAGTATCCCCGGCAGAACGCCATGCAGCGAGACAATGCGACCAAAGAGACCACCCCAGTCATGGATTACACCGAGTGGTACAAGTCTAAGGGCGGCACGGAAGCCGAACAAATGTGGTGGGCGGAAGAACGCAAGAGAAAGGAGGCAGCTAACGATGGCAGCAGGTGAGACTTACGAAGAGTTCACGGAGAAGTTCAAGCCGAAAAAGACCACGGACGACTGCTACACACCGCCCAGCATTTACGCTGTTATCCGGGACTGGGCCTGCAAGGAGTACGGCATTGACCCGGCCAAAATCGTGAGGCCATTCTACCCCGGCGGAGATTATGAGCACTACGACTACCCGGAAGGTGCTGTGGTGCTGGATAACCCGCCGTTTTCCATTCTGTCTAAAATCTGCACGTTTTACCTCGATCGTGGAATCCCGTTTTTCCTGTTTGCTCCATCACTGACGGCCTTTTCCGGAAGAACAAATACCATGCGAATGAACCACATTATTTGCAATTGCGATATCGTGTATGAAAACGGTGCAATTGTAAGGACGAGTTTTGTGACAAGCTACGGCGGGGACGTTGTGGCGCAGACCGAACCAAGGCTGACGAAGCTTGTAAATGACGAGACAGAACGGCTGCGGAGAACGAAAACGGCACAACTCCCAAAGTATACATACCCAGACCACATTGTGACGGCCGCATTGCTTCAACGATACAGCAAGTACGGCGTGGATTTCAAAGTCCGCAAAAAGGACTGCGCCCCAATTTTTTCTCTGGACGCACAGCGCTCTACCAGGAAAACCATATTTGGCGGCGGGCTGATTTTGTCTGATCGCGCTGCGGCTGAGAGGGCTGCGGCTGAGAGGGCTGCGGCTGAGAGGGCTGCGGCTGAGAGGGCTGCGGCCACAAAATGGGAGCTGTCCGCCCGGGAGCGTGCCATTGTGGAGTATCTGAACAGCCATGAAATTTAACTACAACATCAAATTCACCGACAACACCCCGCGGCTGCATGAAGCGCTGGATTCATGGGCGAAGCGGGTGCTTACCATCTGGGGCATGAAGGTGCAGGACTACGCCCAGCTGCTTGTACCCACCGGCACGGCAGACAGCACGGGCATCGAGGGCTACGTTGGCGGTGCGCTCAAGCAGAGCCTGACCTATGCCGTAGACCTTGCAAAAAAGACCGTGACCATCGGGTCGAATCTCTTTTACAGCGTCTACGTTGAGCTTGGCACAGGCATCTTTGCTGAGAAAGGCAACGGACAAAAAACTCCGTGGGTCTGGAAGGACTTCAACGGTAAGTGGCACTTTACCCGGGGCATGAAAGCCCGCCCGTTCCTGCGCCCGGCGGTGGAAGATCACATTGACGAGCTGCGAGAGATCGCGGTGGAAGAAGGAAACAAGGAGGCATAACATGAAGAAAATTTTAGCATCTATCATGCTGCTTGCAGCGCTGTTGCTGTGCGGCTGTTCTGAGGCTTCCAAGGCCAATGCCAACATCTCCAAGCAGGCCGATTACTTTGAGAGCGAGCGCAAGATCACCGTCTACAACGCCCGCACTGACAAGGTGATCATGGAAGCCGAGGGCTATATGTCCATCTCCAACAACTCGGACAACGAGCTGGTGTGCACTGTGAAAATTGGCCCAGGCACCTACCGCAAGAACTACATTTACCTGAACGACTACACCATGTATGTGGTAGAGGACATCACCGGCACCCATACCGACCCCTACCACTACAAGCTCTACTTCCATACAGACATCCTGCCCAGCGTGGAAACAAGGCCGTAAAATTTAATACTCAGCGGTTGGCGCACAGCGTCAGCCGCTTTTTTATGCCGCTTTAGCACAACTGGCAGTGCTCCCGGCTCATAACCGGGCAGTTGCAGGTTCGACCCCTGCAAGCGGCACCACACCGGCAGCACGTCCGGCAAATTAAACCCTTATTGCCAAGCATGGCAGCCCGAGCAAGGGCAGAAAGGACTATCACATGGCACTTGAGAGAAAAGACCTCCGCGCGATTCTGGAGGATGAGACCGTGGACGTCAGCGGCAAGATGAAGAAGATTCTGGACATGCTGCACACCGAGACGGACGCTCTTCAGGACCAGTTGGGCGAAGCAAAGGCCGCAACCGCGAAGGCCGAGAAAGAGCGGGACGAGGCCAACGGCGGCAAGCAGGCCGCAGAAAAGGCTTTGACCGACTACAAGGCCCAGCAGACCCAGAAGGACACCCACGCAGCCAAGGAAGCCAAATTCCGGGAGCTGCTGAAGACCGCCGGGGTGCTGGACAAGTATGCTGATCGGGTCGTGCGGCTGTCTGGCGAGGACATCGACAAACTGGAGCTGGACGATAAGGGCGAGGTCAAGGATGCCAAGAAGCACGCCGACAGCCTGAAAGCTGATTGGAGCGACTTCGTAGGCACTACGACCACCACCGGCGCAAAGGTGGACACCCCGCCCACCAACACCGGCTCCAAAATGACCAAAGAGCAAATTTTTGCGATCAAGGACGCTGGCGAACGTCAGGCGGCCATCGCAGCAAATGCCGACCTGTTCACAGGCGGCGGAAAGGACTAATACATGGCAGCAAAAGAAAATATCACCATGACCACCGATATCACCGTAGCCGCGCGTGAAATCGACTTTGTGACCCGTTTCCAGCGCAACTGGGACCATCTGCGCACCATTCTGGGCATCATGCGCCCTATCCGGATGCAGCCTGGCACCGTGCTCAAGAGCAAGTATGCACAGGGCACCCTGCAGAGCGGCACCGTGGGCGAGGGCGAAGAGATCCCGTTCAGCAAGTACACCGTCAAGGAGAAGGAGTACGGCAAGATCACCATCGACAAGTACGGCAAGTCTGTCACCCTTGAGGCAATCCAGAATTACGGCTACGATGTCGCCGTACAGAAGACCGATGATGAGTTCCTGTACGACCTGACCGCTCTGGTAACGGATAAGTTCTACAAGTTCCTGAACACCGGCACCCTGAAGGGCACTCCCAAGACCTTCCAAATGGCGCTGGCACATGCCAAGGGCGCGGTCGAGAACAAGTTCAAGACCATGCATCGCACCGTGACCGGCGTTGTTGGCTTTGTCAACGTGATGGACGTGTACGACTATCTGGGCAATGCCAATATCACCGTGCAGAACCAGTTCGGCTTCCAGTATATCAAGGACTTCATGGGCTACAACACCATCTTCCTGCTGTCCGACAGTGAGATTGCAAAGGGAAAGGTTATTGCCACCCCGGTAGACAACATCGTCATGTACTATGTGGATCCTGCGGATAGCGAGTTTGCCCGCGCAGGTCTGGTCTACCGGACCGCAGGCGAGGCAAGCAACCTCATCGGCTTCCACACTCAGGCAAACTACAGCACCGCAACCTCCGAGAGCTACGCCATTATGGGCGTGACCCTGTTTGCTGAGTATCTGGACGGTATCGCTGTCGAGACCATTACCCCGGGTGAATCGGTCTAACCTGCAAGGGGGTGACTTTGCATGACCGTCCCTGAGCTGTGCGTTTACACGCACAATTTTTTTGACCGGGCAGACGACCCCATTGCAGGGGAGTTTGTCTTTGAGCTGGATACCATCCCCGCCGGGGTAGTCCCGGGGCAGTATTTCCTCGTGTGTGGCTCCATCTTCAACGATGGCGTACACAAAGCAGGGGACGGTGATTTAGTGGCCGAGACCTTCACCGGGACGGTGCAGCCCATGCGTGTGCCGCCTGCTTTTGTGGCGCTTGCTGAAAAAATCGACACATACGACAAGGCTCTGCCCTCCGGCGGAGTGTATGTGTCCCAGTCCTTTGCCGGGTGGTCCGGCACGATGGCTACAGGCGCGGACGGCCTTCCCGCAGACGGCAAGACCCGCTATAAATCTGAGATCAACCAGTGGAGGAAGATGTGACATGGTCAATCCGTTCGCTGCATCCACCGTGATGCAGAGCTTCACCAAAAAATACCGTTTTCAGACCCGCAGCTATGAGCCGGACGGCGTGGGCGGCTTTGTGTCCGGCTGGACGGACGGCCCGGAATTTGAGGCCGTAGAGCGCCACGACACCACCGTGGAGGCTCAGGTTGCAGAGCAGGCTAACACGGCATCCACCTATACGCTGCTGGTCAACACCGGTGTGCCGCTGGCTTTCCCGGACTACATCAAGCGGGTGAGCGACGGGCAGACCTTTCAGGTAACGAGTGCAGCCGATGAGGGCAACGCCCCGGCAGAATCCGGCATGGGCCTGCGGGCCGTGAAGTGCAAAAAGGCGGTGCTGCCGTGATGGGGCCGTCTGAGAGCATCAACCGGGCGCTGAACACGTTTTTCAACGGGTTTGGCATCCCGGGCTATCTGGAAGATAACATTCCTCCTGCCGCTTCACTGCCCTATCTGACCTATAAGCCCACCATCCCCGGCGGGTGGAACGAAACGACATCCTTCCACGCCCGGCTGTGGTACCCCAGCAAGGGCGGCAGGGCCCCCATTCTGCAAACAGAAGATACGATCAGTGCAGCTTTCCCAAGAGGCGGCTTAAAAATCGAGTGCGAGGGCGGCGCTATTCTTTTGGACAAAGACGATAAAGATTGGGCGCAGCCGCTCGACAACCCGCCCGAGGGCTATCTGTGCGAATACCTCAATTTTGAGCTTACACGGCTTATCCCGTGAGAAAGGATCCTTTATGCCTGAAACTCTGGCAAAAAAATTCGCGGTCAATGTGCTGACCCCGGATGCGTTCAAGAGCATCCCGAAAGGCTCCGGCAATCTGCTTTCCACATTTGACCTTTCCGCCCCCAAAATCGACAGCACCAATGTCGTATGCGCCACGCAGGGCGGCGTGACCATCTCCTACAGCAACAGCATGGAGGATACGCTGGCTGACATCGACAACGCACCCACCAACACCAAGCAGGGCAATGAGGTCACCGGAACCACCGCCACCATCGCCTTTACCACTCCCAACGCAAGCCCCGACGTGCTCAAGCTGGCCATCGGCACGGCTGACATCGATGCGGACGACCCCACCCATGTGGTCCCCCGCATCGAGGCTGCCCTGAAGGACTACAGGGAGCTGTACTGGGTTGGCCCTATGATCGGCGGCGGCTTTCTGGTTTGCAAAATTTTCAATGCCCTTTCTTCCGGCGGCCTGAGCCTCAAGACGGCTCACCGCGGCGGCGGCTCCATGCAGATCACTCTCACCGGCTACGCCGACCTGGAAAATCCCACTCAGGCTCCCATGGAATTTTACTCGATCGTCAAGGCCCCGACCGGGGACTAAGGAGGACATATGCGCAATATCATCGATCTCGACGGCACCGAATACCTCAAGCGCACCTATGAGTGCGCGCAGGCTTATAAAAAGTACGTGGCAGACTCCGGCGTGATGGACATTCTGGGCCGCGAGCCGGAACTGACCGGCACGGAGACGGACGCAGAGCGGCTGGAAAAGTGCCGGGCGCAGGCCAACAAAAACGCTGTGGACATGACCAAGCTGCTCTACACGGACAAGGCAGACCTCACCCTCGGCATCCTGCCCCTGTTCGTGGTGCTGGACAAGGACGAGGAGCAGCCGCCTACCCGGGTGCTGGCCTCTGCCATGAGCCGGGCGCTCCGGGACGTGGACTTCATGGATTTTTTTCAGTCCTTGATGTGATCGGCGCGGACGGCTACCGGCGGCTGGTATCCACCATCCGGCTGGATATGCTCCGGCTGCTGGGCAAGCCGTACATCATGGAGCATATCCGCGCCGAGGTGCGCAGGCATCAGGAGGCGCAGCTTTTCCGGGACTATGTGGCCGACGCCATCGGGCAGTATCTCGGCATCCAGCCCCTTTACTCCGGGCTTGCATCCAGGCATTTCCCCCTGCTGCACACCAAAGAAGACACCCGAACGGCGGAGCAGATTACCGCTGACAATGCAAAAGCTCTGGCAGAGCTGTGCGGAGGAGGTGATAGAACCTGAAACTTTTTGAATTGAGCGCAACTCTTGGGCTTGACGATAGCGCTTACCGGCAGGGCGTGGAGGAGGCAAAGGCACAGACCAAGGCCGCAGTCTCCACCATGATGACGGATTACAACAGGCTGTATAGTGAAGTCATCCACCTTACGGCAGCCTACCAGAAATCCAGAAAAGAGACCGGGGCGACATCCGAGGAGACCAAGGCTTTTGCCCAGAAGCTGAAGGAGGCGCGGGCCCAGCTTAGTGCCACAGCGCAAGGGCTGAGGACGGCAGAAGAGTATATGAACAGCTTTGGAGAGTCTGCCTCCGGGTCTGGCCAGTCTCTTACCGGAGCCATCACCAAAGCCAACCTGCTTACCGGCGTCATCTCCAAAGTAAGCTCCATGGCTCTGTCTGCGGGCAAAGATTTTATCCAGACCGGTATCCAGTATAACGCCCAGCTGGAAAGCTACACCACCGGCTTTACCAACATGCTGGGCAGCGCTGAGGCGGCCAAAGCGGCCATGGACGCCATTCAGGAGGACGCCGCCCGCACCCCCTTTGACGTGGCGAGCCTGACACAGGCCAATCAGCTCCTCATCAGCGCCGGTGAAAACGCGGGTTACTCCCGCAAGGTCATCATGGCTCTGGGCGACGCTGTTTCGGCTACAGGCGGCGGCAATGCAGAGCTGTCCCGCATGTCGGCAAACTTGCAGCAGATCGCCAACGTGGGCAAGGCGTCCGCCATCGACATCAAGCAGTTTGCCTATGCGGGCATCAATATCTATCAGGTTTTGGCCGACTACACCGGGAAAACGGTGCAGGAAGTCCAGAGCATGACGGTCAGCTATGACCTGCTGTCGCAGGCCCTTATCGCGGCCAGCGAAGAGGGCGGGCGATACTACAACGCCATGGACACCCAAAGCCAGACCATGAATGGCCGGGTATCCACGTTGAAAGATAACGTGAGCCAGCTGGCGGGTCTTATGACAGGTGACTTGAGCAACGGAATCGGCGTGGTCATCGGCAATCTGAACAATATGGTGGTGGCTGCGCAGGACGCTTACAAAAAGGATGGGTGGAAAGGTCTCGGCGAAGCGATTCTTGGCCTGGACAACCCGATCAGCACCATCATCAGCAGTTTTGGCAGGCTTGGCTCGGCGGCTGTAAGCGCTCTGGATAGAGCCAGTTACGCCCTGAACAAGGCCCTTGGCAAAACTGCCTACTCCGATTATGACAGCTACGAGGATTACCGCACATCAACGGACCAGCAGAACTCCCGCGACCGCCGCAGGCAGGCAGCGCTAAATGGCGTTGGCATCAGCAACAAGAGCTGGTCCGAGCGGCAGGCTGAGCTTGCTGCTGCCGCTGGCACCGGCGGCAGCTCCATCCCCACCGGCGGCAGCAGCGGGAGCTCTTCCGGTGGAAAGTCTGGCTCAAGGTCCACCACCGAAACGGTCATTTCGTCCATCTCCAGAACAGCTACGACTACCGCTCAGAATGCTCTCGGCACCGTGACCACCAGCATCCAGACTCTGAGCGAAAAGGTCAAGGACAGCGCGGGCAGCATCAAAGACCGCATCACCGAGACCACCACCGAGACCGGCAAGGAGATGGTCAACGGAATCGAGACCACCTATAAACAGGTGGAGACCAAAGTCAACGGCGTGGTGACCAAAACCACAAAGACGTACGACGATATGTCGAAAACGCTGGCGGCCACCCTGACCCGCACCACCAGCAAGGTAGAGGGCGGCGTGACCACGGCGATCCAGGAGGTCACCAAAAAATACGCCGACGGCAGCGAGCACATCGAAAAGACCGAGACCATCACCGAAGAAAACATCGTCGATGGCGTGGCTCAGACCACCAAAACCATCAACACCTATATCGACGGTGTGCTCCAGAATACCAAGACCGACACCGAAGAGGCCGAAAAAAGCATTCAGGCTGCGCTTTCCCGCACCGAAAAGTATATCTCCGAGATCCAAGGGCAGTCTGACAAAGGCATTTTCGGGCTGGTGAAGTCTCTCTTTACTGACATCAAAAACAAAGACGGCAAGGCCATCGCCGGGGATGTGGTAAAGGTCATTTTCGGACAGGTGACGCAAGAACAGCGAAACACCATTCTGAAATGGGCAGACGATGCGATGACCGCTATCAATGAGCACTACGCGCAGGGCGGCATTCAGGGGGCGCTGCAGAGCATTGCAGGCCTCTTCAGCAACGACATCACTCCGGCGGTCAACGGCTCCACCAAAGAGGTGCAGAGCTTTGCCGCCGCCATGAAGGGTCTTTCCGGCACCGGAGGCTCCGGCGGAATCGTCAGCAGCATCCTCAAGCTGTTCGGCGGCGGTACGAAGGCTGCGGCGGCCGCCGGTGAAGCCGGGGCCGGGCAGGCCATTGCGTCTGCAGCGGGCGGAGCGGCCTCCTTCTTCCCGGAGTGCCTTGCTGTGCTGGCCGTCATCGCGGAGGGCGTTGTAGGCTTCAAAATGGGCCAGAACGCCCGCGCCCGCGAGGATTCTGGCGAAGAGCGCTCTTTGGGAAGCAAGCTTCTCTCCGGCGCACTTCTGGCGGCCACCGGCCCTATCGGCTGGATCAGCTACTTCTTCGGTAAAAAGTTTGGCAAAAAGTCCTCGTCCTCGTCTGCTGCAGCAGAAAGCGCCTCGTCTGGCGCTATGAGCTACCTTGACATTCAGGACGCCTACTGGTACGGCAACGAGCGGGCTTTTGCGGGCTACGACTACCGCAGCGACCCCTTTACCTACAACCCCAACAACAATTCCGTCCCCAAATATCAGGCAGAGATACAAGCCCAGCTTGCAAAGCTGAGCACCGTAGTGGAGCAGTATCTGCCCGACGTGGCAAATCAGCAGATCGTGCTGGATGACGGCACCATTGTGGGCGCTCTCGCCCCCGGCATGAACGACCAGCTGGGCCATATCCAGATGCTTGCAGAAAGGGGTAACTGAGATGTACGAGATTTTTGCGTATCCCTACGGTGACCCCGAAAACAAGCTGACTGTCTATCAGCCGGGCAACCGACAGGCTGTGGTGCTGTCGCCCAAGCTCACCCGCGAGGTGAGCAAGGGCGGCAGCCTTACTTTTACCATGCTGCGCACCCACCCCTGCTACGAATCCATGCAGAAGATGTCCACCGCTGTGGCGGTGCATCAGGACGGCAAGGAGATATGGCGGGGCCGGGTGCTCAGTCACGAAGCCGACTGGCTCAACCGCCGGGTCATCTACTGCGAGGGAGCCCTCAGCTATTTCAACGACAGCTGCATTACTCCCTTCAACTACGAGGGCAAGCTGAGGGATTTTTTGGAATACCTCATCAAAGCCCACAACTCCCAGATTTCCGGCGGCAACGGCTACGAGGAGCAGACCAGCTACGACAAAATGAAAAAGTTTGAGCTGGGAAGGGTGACTGCCGCCCTCGGCGACCTTGTGGTGAGCTACGGCGACCGCAACCAGTACGGCGTGGGCGAGGACTACGGCAGCACATGGGACATCATCAGCAAAATGGTGCTCAAGACCTACGGCGGTTACGCTTACTGCACCTATAACTCCACCACCGGCATGAACGTGCTAAACTACTGCGACCAGGCATACGAGGCTGACCGGCAGACCGCCCAGAACATCGAATATGGCGTGAATCTGCTGGATTTCACCGAAAAGACCGACACCAACGACCTTTTCACCCGCATCTGGCCGATGGGCAACAAGCACACTGTCGAAGAGACCAAGACCCAGTGGAAGTACAAATTTCTCTGGTTCAAGTGGGGCTCGACTACCGTGACGACCGGCACCCACGAAGAGCGCTACGGCATCAACGGCACGAGCCAGAGCGCCGTTGATAAGTACCTCCCGAAAAAAGGCTACAGCTGGAATCGGGAATACGGGTGGATCCAGAACGACGAGGCCGTAAAAAAGTTTGGCGTGGTCTCCAAAATCAGGGAGTTTGACACGGACAGCAGCGACGCCACCTTTGCCGCTGCGGTGCAGGACCTGGAAAAGAACGACCTCATGACCATGAGCTATGAGGTCAAGGCCGTTGACCTTGTGGATGCGGGCTATGATACCGAGCGGCTGACCTTTGCCAGCTTTGCCCATATCATCAGCAAGCCCCACAGCATCGACGTGATCATGCTCTGCACCAAGCTGGTGGAGCCGCTCGACCACCCGGAAAAGAAGGAGTACACCTTTGGCATGACCCGGCGCACCCTCACCGACCGGGCCGTGGCAAATCTGGGCGTGACCAACGAGCTCTCAGAAAAGACAGCATCCACCAGCCGGTACGCAGGTACAACGCAGATAGACACCACGCAGGCGGGCAAGACGGCCAGCGATTTTATCGACTATGCGCCCTCCACAGGCATGACAGTGGGCCACGCCAGCATCACGGCCAACATCCATTTCGGGACGGACGGCCTGACCTTCTCCGGCGTAAAAAACGGCACCGAGCTGCAAAGCTGGTCGGGCTCCACCTTTGCGGCCCAGACCACGAGCACAGACCTCTCCGGCTATGCGGCGGTGCTGCTCACCTACGACGGCGACGCCGCAGCGTGGGCTGCCGCCGGGGGCAGTGGCCGGGCCTTTGCGGTGCTGCCGGTGAACGGCAAGACCTACTCCATCCTCTTCCCCGGCGCTCTGGCCCAGCGGCGGGACGTCAAGGCGTCCGAAAGCGGCGTGACCTTTGGCAGCGGATACCGACAGACAGCCTCCGGGGCATGGCAGCGGGACGATACCGCCTGCCTGCCCATGGAGCTGCAGGGCTTTATGTAAAGGAGCGTGATTTTTATGGGCAAGCTCATGGGGGCAAAAATCGGCTCTCTGCACACCTTGGACGACCTCGGCCTTTACCTGCTGGTGGGCAGCCCGCTCATCTCCGGGGCTGAGCCGGATAAAAAGCTGGTGCAGGTTCCGGGCGGCGATTTTCTGCTCGACCTCACCCGGGCTGTGGACGGCAAGGTACACTACCTCCAGCGCACTATCCGGCTTGACCTCAAATGCAAGGCTCCGCCGGATGAGCGCCGCAAGGTGCAGAGCATCCTCGAAAACGCCTTGCAGGGGCAGTGGCTGCGCTGCGTACTGGACGAGGACCCGGCCAACTTCTGGGTTGGTCTGTGGACAGTGTCGCCCCAGAGCAGAGACCGGCATACCGGCACATTTTCCATCACCGGCACCTGCAATCCCTACAAGTACAACGCCACCGCCTACGCGGGTGCAGACTGGCTGTGGGACGATTTTTATTTTGATGAGGACGTCATCTATGACGAGCCTACGGAGGTAAAGAGCCTGTGAACAAAACTTTCGAAGAAAACATCAATGACATCCGCAAGGCAAAGCGGGGCGTCGAGGTGCGGGAGGCGATGGCTGAGAGCCTTGAGTATGTGGAGGGCTTTGCCTCCACCGCTACCCAAAAGGCAGAGGAGGCCGCAGCCAGCGCAAAAACTGCCGCCAAGGCCAAGGAAGCCGCCGCTGCCTCTGCTCAGGCTGCAGAACAGCAGGCGGGCATTGCCACGCAGCAGGCCGAGACTGCCACACAGCAGGCCGAGGCCGCTGAAAGCTCCAAAGCTGCCGCTGCGGAGTCTGCCAAGCGGGCAGAGCAGTTTGCCAAGGAGACCGAGGGCCGCGTCACCACCGACCCCACCCTCACCATCTCCGGCGCTGCTGCGGACGCTGCGGCTGTAGGCAGCATCGTACTGCCCCGGGTGGTGGTGCAGACGGAAGCGGGAAGCACCGTCACCGCAGTCAGCGGGGACAAAAAGGTAACTGGCACGGCCACCGACGGCAGCTTTTCTGCGGCCCTGCCCCACGACGGCGAGTGGGAGGTCACCGCCACGCTCGGCACCGGCGTGGCCACGGAGACAATGCAGGCGGAGTATTGCCGCACCAAGACCCTTACCCTGACCTACTACACCCTGACCGTCACGGTTAAGGCGGGCAGCACCGTCACCGCCCAGTGCGGGGACAAGACCGTCTCCGGCACGGTGCCGGAGAGCGGCAGCATCAAGCTGTATCTGCCCATCGCTGGCACGTGGACGGTAACGGCCACGTTGGGCGACGAGACCGCCGAGGGCAGCTTGGAGGTGAGCGAGTACAAGGACTATCCCCTTGAACTTGCATACACCCACATCTACGGCGCAAGCTGGGACGGCACCAGCACCACCAAGTGGAGCCGCACCGACGAGGCGGCAGACTTTACCGACCCGGTGCCTTACGTCGCGGGCGCAAGCAGCTATGGCAGTCCCTTTGACAACTTACAGCCCTGGGCGGGCATGGTAAAGAGCGAGCGCACCGGCGGCACGATGGTCAGCATCCCGAAATTTTGGTACAAGCTGACCCAAAACGGCAGGGGCATGAGCATTCAGATCGCCGACCGCGCGGTGGAGGGCTACAGCGTCAGCCCCGCCCACATGGACAGAGGCGACGGTCACGGTGAGCGGGACGTGGTGTACATCGGCAGATACCACTGCAACGGCACCTATAAGAGCGGCAGCGGCAGCCCCAGGGCGAACATGACCCGCTCTTCGGCCCGCTCCGGCATCCACAATCTCGGCTCAACCATCTGGCAGAGCGATTTTGCCATGCGGTTTACGCTCTGGCTGCTGTACATCGTCGAGTTTGCCGATTGGAACAGTCAGGCGAAAATCGGCTATGGATGCGGCAACAACAGCTCTCCGCAGTCGATGGGCTACACCGACAGTATGCCGTACCACACCGGTACGACCCAGAGCAGCCGCACCGCCTATGGCTACGGGACGCAGTACCGCAACATCGAGGGCCTGTGGGATAACGTGTCGGACTGGTGCGATGGCTGCTACAACAACAGCGACGGCCTGAACATCATCCTGAACCCCTCCAAGTTCAGCGACAGCAGCAATGGCACCGCGGTGGGCGTCCCGTCCAATGGCTGGCCGTCCGCATTCAAGGTCAAGGCAAACGGCGGCTTCCCGGTGTTTATCCCCACATCCGCGTCCGGTAGTGACGCAACGTACTCGTGCGATAACTGGTACTTTGGCTCGTCGAACCCCTGCCTCTTCGTTGGCGGTCACTATAACCAGAGCGCCTACTATGGTATGTTCTGCGTCTACTGCGACACCGCGTCGTACTATGGCGGGTACGTCGGCTGCCGCCTCCAAGAACTCCCCAACGGGGGAGTCTGAGGGGGCCGCAGCCCCCGCAGATAACCGCGCCGTAAGGCGCTGAACTTTATATGGGACTGTCTGTGCATTGCCGGTGTTTTTTGTTCCCGGGCTCGTGCGATAACTGGAACTTTGACTCGTCGAACCCCTGCCTCTACGTTGGCGGTAACTATAACCAGAACGCCAACTATGGTATGTTCTACGTCAACTACAACACCGCGTCGAACTACGACGGGAACCTCGGCTGTCGTTTCCTTTTTGATTTTATCCAACCTCACATTTTACGGCACAGGCAGCCGCACACCTCACGGTGAAGATAGGCATTTTGGGAGCGGGCTAGTACACCCCGCAAGGGGCGCTGGAACGTCCGTACAGCTAAAAGGAGGGTATCCCATGAAGAGAGCTGGAAAGCTCTTTGATACGCTTATATCCGATGATAATTTGCTGCTTGCCATCGACGAAGTGAACCGCACCCACCACTGGAATCGAGGCCACAAGCCCAACACCTGTACGGCGTGGGTGGAGGAGACCAAGGCGCAGCGGGTGGAAGACCTGCGGCGAATACTCGTCGGCGGTTTTGAGCCGAAAAAGCCCCATGTCAGCCAGCGATGGGACGCCAATGCCCGGAAATGGCGCACCATCAGCGAACCGGCCCAGTGGCCCGACCAGTACGTCCACCACGCCCTCATCCAGGTCTTGCAGCCCAGGATGATGCGGGGAATGGATTTTTACTGCTGCGGCTCCATCCGGGAACGCGGGCCGCACCGGGAAAAGAACGCCATCCAGCGATGGATGAAGTACGACCGCAAGGGGATGAAGTACGAGTTTTGTGGCGACATCCGCCACTTTTACGACAGCCTGACCCCGGAAGTCGTCATGGCCCGGATGCGGCAGCTCTACAAGGACTGCCGTGTCCTCGACCTCATCCGGCGCATCATCCGGGACGGCGTAAAGCTGGGGACGTACACTTCCCAGTGGTTCGCCAACGCCGTCTTACAGCCCCTTGACCGGCTCATCCGGGAGAGCGGCTATTGCAAACACTACGCCCGGTACATGGACAACATGACGGCATTCGGTCCCAACAAACGCAAGCTGCGGAAGCTCCGCTTACTGGTCGAAGACTGGCTTGACGCCCACGGCCTGCAGCTCAAGGGCGACTGGCAGGTGTTCCCGGTGGCAAAACCGCAGCGCAAAGAGCCGCTGCTCCCGCCCCGGCGTGGCTATGAGCGCACCAAAGGCCGCCTGCCGGATGCCGTAGGCTATCGCTACGGCAGAGGGTACACCATTCCCCGCAAGCGGAATCTGCTGCACATCAAGCGGGCGCTGGCGCGGTATCGCAAGCGCAGGCGGCAGGGGAGGCCCATCACGCCCAGAGCGGCAGCAAGTCTGCTCTCGCGCCTCGGACAGCTCCGGCACTGCAACAATTATCATCTCTATCAATGGCTGTTTCGGGGAGAGCGGGTCGTCCGCGACCTGAAGCACGTCGTCCGAGAGCATCGGAGAAAGGAGAACCTGACGTGGACTATGTTTTTGGCACAGAGGGCGGCGCTGAAGTCCTCAAGACCATCGGCGACGCTCACACCGGTCTGACCGGCTACCACCAGCTTGAGCGGGAGTATCCCGACCAGACCATCACCGACAGTTTCCGGGTCATCCGCAAGCTGCGCAGCGCGGAGGACGCGGAGGGGCGCTGCTATGACTGGTACGAGATCGACCGCCACTACCGGATGACCGACAAGACCGGACCCGTGGCGGAGCAGCTGGCAAAGACTGCCGCAGAGATGGAGGACGCCCTGTGTGAGCAGGACATGGAATCACAGGAGCGGCTGGCGACTATCGAGGACTCGCTGTGCGAGCTGGATGCCGCCGTCAACAAGTAAGGAGGTACAGTATGGATAAAATCTGGGCAAACAGACTGGCCGCAGGCACCAAGACCTGGGCAGAGATGCCCGCAAGCCGCCGCACCGGGGTCAAGCGGGAGCTGGCCAAGCGGGTGACCGACGGCGAGATCAGTGAAGAGCAGTACAAGGAGATCACGGGGGAGGACTACTACAATGAATAAACTGCTGGAGCTGCTGGAAAAGCTGGTGCGGGCTATCTTTGGCCCCGGGGACAAGCAGGATGCCGAAGAGGCAAAGCCCGCACCGGAACCTCCCGAACCCCCCGGGGCAGAGGCTGTGACCGGCTGGCAGGGCGACCCGCCCTATCGCTTTGTGGATGTGAGCCGGTATCAGGGCCTTATCGACTGGGCGCAGGTGGCAGCGGCGGGCTACAAGGGGGCAATGCTCAAGACCGTGAGCACTAACCGCAAGCTCTCCAAGCGGGCAGATGGCCTGTACATCGACCCCACCTTTGAGACCAACTACCGCAACGCCCGGGCCGCCGGGCTGGATGTGGGCGTCTACTACTACACCTACGCCACCAGCGAGGCCATGGCCGATGCAGAGCTTGCCCTGCTGCGGCAGGCGGTGTACGGCAAGGAGTTTTCTCTCCCTGTTTGCGTGGACGTGGAGGAAAACAAGCTCAAGCAGCTGTCCACGCTTGACCTGTCCAACCTCACCGCTTACGCGCTGGAACAGGTGGAGCGGATGGGCTTTTACGCCCAGCTCTACACCTACACCGGTTACAAGTATGAGCTGGACATGGCTCGGCTGTCCTCTCGGTGGGACGTCTGGCTGGCCGACTACACGGGCAAGGCACCCAAGGTCGATTTTGCCTACAACGCCCACCAGCACACCAGCAAGGGCAGCGTGCCGGGCATCATCGGCAACGTAGACCTCAACGTCACGACACTCAACTACCCGAAAATCATCCGCAAGAAGGGCCTGACCCGTCTCCGGGAGGGCAAATGACCGAAAAAGAAGCTTTGCTGTGGGTACTGGGCATCCTGGGAAGCCTGTGCGCTGCAGCCATCACCATCGATAAGGTGCTGGAAATCATCCACAAGTACATCAAAAAGGCGCAGGAGCCGGACAACGTGCAGAACAAGCGGCTGGATGAGATGGACAAGCGCATCGGTACCTTGGAGCAAGGCCAGCTTCAGCACACGCAGGCCCTTGCCCGTGACCTGCGCCGCTTTGAAGAAATCGACGAGGTGAGCCGTCTGACCCTCGACGGGGTGCGCAATCTGCTGGACGCGCAGTTGTCCGGCAACAACCGCGAGGGGATGCAGAAGAGCCGCGCCGACATCGACAACTATCTGTTAAAAGGAGTGACCAATCATGGTAGCACTGGCAACTAAGCTTTTTGACCTTATCCCTGCCCCGGTGGCGGCAGTGCTGATGCTGGGCGGCTTTATTTTCTACGCCCTTGGCTGCATCCGGCTGGGCTATGGTGCAGCGGTAAAGCCTCTGGTGCTTGACCTCATCGAGCGGGCCGAGCACGAGATACAGGGTACAAAGCGCGGCGCAGAGCGCAAGGCGTGGGTCGTCAAGATGCTCAGGGCCGCTCTGAGCGCCAGCAAATACGGCAGGCTCATCAGCTGGGCCATCACTGATGAGACCATCGGCGCGGTGATCCAGTTTTTCTTTGACCGGGCAAAGGCGGCCCTGAGTAAGGAGTAAGACCATGAACAGCACTATATTCGAGCAAACACCGCGCTATTATTATGATCAGCGTGCGTACCCGATTTTGTGGACCGCAGTGTGTGACCATTTTGCCAACGGCGGCAAAATGGGACATCCCCGTGCCGTGACCGCTCGAGTGCGCAACGCCGGACAGCTGCCGCAGCCCTTCTGGCTCGGTGCTGCCTGTGGCGGCGGCTCGCGTAGTGCTGCCCGCTGCGCTGCAAGGACTTGACCGACAGCAGATGACCGCCGCAATTAAAAACGCACCGCTTGGGAGGGTAGACCGTAAGATAGCCTTACTGCGGTACGTTGAGCGGCTTCCGCTGCCGGACATTGCAGCACAGACCCATTACAGCCGGACGGCGATAGGCTACCGGCTGAAAGGCATTGACAAAGTGCTTGAGTAAGAAGAAACCCCCGGTGTTCCGTTTGGAGCATCGGGGGCCTTTCTGTTTATGCGGTTTGTTCAGCGGGGGAAAGGAGCACCTTGCGCTCTTTGGCCTTTTCTTCCTGCTGTTCCTTCACGGTCTTGTAACCGTGGTCATGGAGCTGCTTGTACAGGAACGCCTGCCCTGTCCGTGTCCAGCGAGTGTTTTCCTTGGTCTTGTTCTCGCCAACGTCCACCGGGATGCTCACAACATAGCCTTTGTTGATATACTTGCTGTATAGTATCCACTGGTCGTTGACCTTGCGCTGTACACCCCATTCTGCCAGAAGGCTGTTCAGCTTCCGTGCAGTCATGCCGTAGTTCTGGGCCAGCTGTGTCACGGTCAGCGTCTCATCACTCAAAAGCATATTGTGGGCGTACTCGGCGGCAGGCTTGAGCTTGGCATTTTCCTTTTCGAGCTGCTTAGAGCGCTCCTGTTCCCTCGCAATGATGCCTTGCGCCATGACCAGCGCTTTGGAAAGTGCCAGCTCCGGCGGTTCAGGTTCGGGCGTGGTCAACTGCTTTGCCATTTCCTCAAAGGCTTCAATGTACTTAATTTTCCACTCTAAGGCTTTTTCGCCGGTGAATCCCATCACAACAAGGGAGAACCCCTGACGATTCATGTAGTACATTTTGTTCGTTCGTCCACTTGCATCTTTGTATTCTGACTCGCAGAACCACTGAGCCGATTTTTCGGCTGAGTGGATAATGGACTGAATGCCATCCAAAACGTGAGAGTGGCGCTTGCCGAAGTTCTCAGCTATATCCCGGCTGGATGCTACCGGCTCACCGTTCTGAATCGAAAGAACAATGTCACTCATGCCACACTCTCCTTATTGATCTCCGCTTCAATCACCTCATCTACTTCCTTTTCCAACCCGGTAAGGGATGCAAACAAGGCCGTCAGCATGGAGCTGTACATCGGGGCTTCTCTCCAAATCTGGCTCACAAGCTCGCTGGTGCGCTCCCGCTTGATCATATCGGTCTTGTGGGTCTCCTCGAACCAGTTGGCAAAGATGTTCAGTAGGTCGTGCATTACTCGGAGTTCGCCAGAAACAGCATCCAGTTCAAGCTCCACCTTCGTGATTTTTGGTGTTTCCATTATAGAATACCTCAAAAATGTTTGTAAAACATTTGAGGCTGTGGTATACTAAATTTACCGAACCTCAAAAGTTTGGGATTGAATCTCTGTGCTGTACGACCGCCAAGAAGTAGCAGCGCAGGGATTTTTTTATTTAATGGACTGTTCAACGAGGTCGATTCCCTTACGCACGATTTCGCTTTTGCTCATATTCAGGGATTCGGCGCACTTGTCCAACTTCCTGCAATATCCTTCGTCCAGTCTGACGCGGAGCATGGTGTCTTTTGGGTTTTCTACCTTTGGCCTACCAGTCTTAGGCGACATCTAAATCACCTCTCTTTTTCTGTCGCTACAAGTATTATATATTTGTTGCTACAAAATGTCAAGAGCTTTTCTAAAATATTTATAGTTCTCAAAAATCAAGCGCTCACGCGGTGTAATGCCGTGTGGGCGCTTTTCTTTTTTGTCCTTCGTTTGACGTTCGTTTAACGCACGGATTTGGCAGAAAAGGTACTATGGGCGCAAAGGGAGGGGCGCACCATGTGGCACAAGTTTAACCCTAACCCCCACGGGGGCAGCGTGGGTGATTGCGCCGTGCGTGCGGTAGCAGCGGCCACTGGGCAGAGCTGGGAGCAGGCCTACATTGGATTGGCGCTGACCGGCTTTGCTCTCGGCGATATGCCCAGCGCCAACCGCACATGGGGCGCATACCTCCAAAAGCACGGATTCAAGCGCCGCCTTGTCGAAGCGGACTGCACCACCTGTTACACGGTGGCAGATTTTGCCCGGGAGTATCCGCACGGCGTGTATGTGCTGGGGTGTTCCGGCCATGTTCTGGCCGTGGTCAACGGTGACTGGCTGGACAGCTGGGACAGCGGCGCAGAATGCCCGATCTACTACTGGTACAAGGAGGACTAAACGATGCCGTACAATCCATATGGCTACCAAATGCCAAACTACTACGGACAGCCTATGCCTGACCAGCTCACGCAGCTGCGGCAGAATGCCGGGTATCAGGCGCCCATGATGAGCCAACCGACAGGTCAAAGCTCCCCAGCCACGCCTCCGATCATCTGGGTGCAGGGCGAAGAGGGCGCAAAAGCCTATATGGTCGCCGCAGGCAACAGCGTGCTCTTGATGGATAGCGAGAACAGCGCCTTTTACATCAAGAGCACGGACGCAAGCGGAATGCCGCTGCCGCTCAGGGCCTTTGATTACAAGGAGCGCACCACGGCAGCTAAGATGCCCGCTCAGGCCGTCCAACAGCCCGGCGGGGAGTTTGTCACCAGGGCAGAGTTTGACGCCCTGGCAGCCCGCTGTGCAGCGCTTGAAAAGCAGGAGCCCACAAAAACCAAAACGGAGGTCAAGTGATCATGGCAAATCCTCTTTTTAATGCACTGGGCGGCGGCAAAGCATCATCCATGCCCGGCCCTATGGGCCAGTTCGGCCAGATGATGCAGCAGTTCCAGCAGTTCAAGGCTAATTTTCAGGGCGATCCAAAGCAGGAGGTGCAAAAGCTCCTGCAATCCGGGCGGATGAGCCAAGACCAGCTCAACCAGCTTCAGGCAATGGCTCAGCAGTTCCAGCAGTTTTTACACTAAGTCGTAACCGTGGCCACGGTCGAGATACACTTTTTACCAAAAATTTTGAAAGGAGTACAAAATGTCTCTTTCTTCTGACAACATCGGCTTGACTATGCCGGTGCAGCCCGCCAATACCAACAACGGCAACGGCTTTGGCTTTGGCGGCGATGGTTCGTGGTGGATCATCGTGCTCTTCCTTTTCATCTTCTGCGGCTGGGGCGGTAACTGGGGCGGCAATCGCGCCGGTGCCGGCGCCGGCGTCGTGGATGGTTACATCCTGACCAGCGACTTCGCCAACATCGAACGCAAGATCGATGGCGTAAACAACGGTATGTGTGACGGTTTCTACCAGCAGGCACAGCTCATCAACGGCGTCCAGCAGACCGTGAGTAACGGCTTCATGTCCGCCGAGATCAGCCGTGCAAATCAGCAGGCGGCATTCATGCAGCAGCTCTTTGCGATGCAGATGCAGCAGCAGAACTGCTGCTGTGAGACCCGGTCTGCTATCCAGGGCGTCAACTACAATCTGGCTACCCAGTCCTGCGAGACCCGGAACACCGTGCAGAACGCGACCCGGGACATCGTAGACAACCAGAACCAGAACGCCCGGGCTATCCTGGACGCTCTCACAGCTCAGCGCATCGAGGCAAAGGACGCCAAGATCGCGGAGCAGAGCCAGCAGCTCTTTGCGGCTCAGCTTGCAGCTTCCCAGGCGGCGCAGAACGAGACCCTCAAGGCATACATGAGCGGTCAGCTGGCCTACTACAACCCGCGTCCCGTTCCTGCCTTCCCGGTTCCTGCGCCGTACCAGTACGGTAATTGTGGCACCGGATGCGGCTGTAACGGCTGCGCATAACCAAATAACGGCAACTGACTGCAAATTGTAGTCTGTTCAGCCCCTGAGCTGATTTTGCAAACCAGAGCGCCGGGGCAAAAGTCCCGGCGCTTTTATTTATGAAAGGAGCCGATAAAATGGCTGAATTTACGAATCCCAATATCGTGACGGTATCCGCCGGGGAAAATCTTCCCTTGACAGAGACTGCCGTAAAAGGCCCGGCCTGCATCGTCCATCGTGAGGGCGCGGGTATCGTGACCCTGCGCGGCCTGACAAACCAGTGCAAAGCCCGCTTCAAGGTGAGTTTTGGCGGAAACATTGCGGTGCCTACCGGCGGCACAGCCGGGGCTATCTCTGTAGCGCTGGCAATCGCTGGCGAGCCGCTGAACAGCGCAACGGCCATTGTTACCCCGGCGGCAGCAGGGAACTACTTTAATGTGTTCGCCGCCGCCTTTATCGAGGTTCCGCGCGGCTGCTGCGTGACTGTGGCAGTCGAGAACACCAGCACGCAGGCGATCGACATTGCAAACAGCAATCTCATCGTTGAGCGCGTGGCATAATGAGAGGAGAGCGCTATGAACATGAAACACCTTAACGCACTGAAAGATATGCTGTGCGAGGAACTGGAAGAAATTACCCGAAAAGGTGAACTGAGCGCCGGTGATCTGGACACCGCGCACAAGCTGACCGACACCATCAAGAATATCGACAAGATCCAGATGCTGGAGGACGGGGACTACAGCCGTACCGGCGAATGGGAAGCCGATATGCGCGGCACTCATGGCCAGGATGGCAGCTATGGCCGTGGCAACAGCTACGCCAATCGAGGCCGTCACTATGTTCGTGGACACTACTCCCGCACGGATGGCCGTGATCGCATGATCTCTGACATTGAGGACATGATGCAGGACGCCACCGGCGCAGAGCGAGACGCTTACAAACGCGCGGCAGACATTCTGCGCAACGCATAAGGGAGGAGGGCGGCAAGTATGGACATCGACGAGATCAACACCCATATCCACAAGCTGAAATGCGGATCGACGGACTGGCAGAGCGTGGAAAAACTTGCCGCCCTCTGCACCGTGAGGAATGAGCTGGAAGAAAAGCAGGCACCGGCAGAAATGCAGACTCAAGCGCTGCCTCCCGCGTCGTACCCGGCGGCATGCTCCACAAAAGCAAATCCGCAAAGCGAGTTCGTGGAAGCGGCCAGCGCCGCGCCCTTTGGAGGCTTGATGGAAGTGCTTGATGAGCACATGAGCGCCATAAAGCTTGCATACCCGAAAGAGTATGAGTTGGTCATGCGGAAGATAACCGCATTGTAAAACGACACAAAATGCGTTATTTTTACATACAGCCAAAACTTGAAAAATTGAATTTTTAAGTTTAATAAGCTAACGTAAGGCTAACAAACTTTGAATTTTTATCGATAAATGGTAAAATAAAACTGATTTGTAATCAGTGGGTTGCAGGTTCAACTCCTGTCACCAGCTCCAAAAAGTCCTACGATATACCGCTGAAAAGCGGCGTGTGTCGTGGGGCTTTTGCTTTTATGTCTCCGACTGCATCGCCGCCATTCAGAAAAATCATGCCGCCCGTCGGGGCGCGGGTATTGAAATCGGCTCATCACGACGCCGCTGTGGTGTTTGGTGGTGTAGCCCTCTCCGTCACCTTCGGTGACACCTCTCCCAGAGGGAGAGGCACTGGCGAGCCGGGTAGGCCCACGCTGAATGAGTGAAGTTTCTTTATCTTGAAAACAGTAGTGCCCTGCTACAGAGGGCAGCAGCTTCGGAACAATATCCTTGTCAAGCTGCTGCTAATCTCTGTAGCAGGGCACTATTTTTTACGTTATATCAGGCTTCCGGTGTCCAGTAGAAAGTAACCCGGCCTGCCAAAGCCTCT